ATGATGCCAAACGGCCCCGCCAGGAGCGGCAGGACAGTCATCAACGTTCCAACTGCCGATATGATTTTCCCGATCACCAGCAAGAGCGGACCGACCACCGCGATGATCCCGAGGATCTTCACGATCATTTCAGCCTGTTCTGGTGTAAGATTCCGGATTCTTTCTGTTACAGTTCCGATAAACCCGGCCACCTTTTCAAGCGCCGGGCCAAAAGTTTGAATAAGAGTTGCGCCGGCCTGAGCCAGGCTTCCAGTCACGTTCTGCTTCAGCTTGTCAACGGTGTCGTTCGTATCATTCAACGACTGTACCGTTTCCTCGCTCATGATCAGGCCCAGGTTCTCCGCCTCTTCGCCGTATGCTTTGAGCGCTGCACCGCCGTCATCGATGATACCGGCCAGTTCATCCGCAGACTTCCCGAACAGCTCCATGGCCTTCAGGTCTCGCTCTGTTTCGTTGTCAATCTTCGAGAGCGCCGCGATCGTGTCATAGAACACATCGACCGCATCCCGGTAACTTCCGTCGGCGTTCTTGACTTCAACACCCATCTCTGTGAACGCATCAGTTGACGAAGCCATGTTTTTCTTCATTTTCGTCATCGCGCCGGTAATGGTGTTCACGTCAACGTCGACCAACTCCGCTGCATACTGCCATTTCTGCAGCTCATCCGTCGATACGCCGGTTTTCTGTGAAAGAGTGGCAAGCTCGTCGGCGGACTTCATGGTATCGTACCCGAGCTTACCGATCGCACCGAGCGCAGCTGCAGCAGCTCCACTGACCACAGACAGCTTTTTGCCAACGTCTTCGACCTTACCGCCGAACTCCTGCATCTTTGCTCCGGCGGCTTTCAGTTTCTGCTCGGCTACGCTGCCGAAGTCTTTCAGCTCGTTCTTCGCTTTTTCAAGGTTCTGCTCGGTTGCTATGATTTCACGCTGCAGCGCGTCCCATTCGGTTGACCCTTCGGCCACCTGGCTCTGGATCTCTTTGAGCTCGTTCAGCCGGTCTCCGGTCAGCTTTACAGCGTTCTCAAGGTTCTTCTGTTTCTGAGTAAGAAGCTCGGTGTTGCCTGGATCCAGCTTCAGGAGCTTGTTGATGTCCTTAAGGTTGCTCTGTGTCTTCTTCAGACTGGAGTCGATACCTTTTAAAGCCTTCTCTACACCGGAAGCATCTGCACCCAGTTTTATCGTTATACCAGCTATTTTCGCCATCGGTTAAGTTTTCACCACCTGTCAAAGTCCTCTTGCGTGGCTACATAGTTGTATTTCGCATCATCATTGGCCGCCTCGGTCATGATGTCGTATACGGTCCCCACTTCCAAGCGGTCCAGATCGTCAAGAGTCAGCCCGGTCTGGATCGCTCGTAAGAGGAACAAGGCGGTCGTTAATTGTCGGTCGGTCCTACGCTGTTTTTTTTAGACACAGCTGTGCCGACAGAACTGCCGAGATAAAGCGCCTGGATGTCACCGATAGCGTTCACAAGGTCACCCATGGTGAATTCATCCAGCCAGGCTTCATAGTCGGCCTTCGTCAGCTTATCGACCTCATCCCTGGACTTCTCGCCCTTCATTGCCATAACGAACGCCATCTTGATGAACGGGGTGATTGCCTTGGTCGGCTCTTCCGGGTTCATCAGGCTCATGAAGTCCTCGTGGAAAATGTTGAAGTAGGCGACATTCACGGACGCAGCTGAGCACATCCGGTATTCCTTGTCGCCGATTTTAACCATGCCGTATAACATAGTGCCTCCTTGTTTTGCTTATCACGTAGTTGTGGTCTGGTAGACCGAAGACAGCCAGCTGCCGTAGACCGTGCTCTGGGTCTCGGTGCAGGAAGCCTTGACCACATCTTTGCCAAGCACACTGTTGTAGACCGTAGTAGCGGAAATGCTGATCGTTTCGGTCTGCGGCTCAATGCTTTCCTCTTTGGTGCTTCCGTTCACAGCAGGACGGGTAGCAACGCAGTTGTAGAGGACGGTCCTCTTCGCGTTCGCATCACCCTCAAACTGGAACATGAGAGCAAAGTGTACGGGAGCAGCTCCGGCATCCTCAACAAGGACATCATTGGCATCCTTGATGAAGCCGAGGCAGTCCGTAAGGAATTCATCGGGGATCTTGGCAATCTCCAGATCTCCCTCATAGCCGTTGTTCGCCACACTGGTGAAGTACGCAATGTTGTCGGCGAAGAACTTGTTCATGTCTCCCTGCGCATCGAAGCTGATCGAGACGGCGCCGGGAAGGGCTACGGGAGTGGTGTAAGTTGCCGTACCAGTAGTGGAAATGGTCGCCTTGGCATAGTAGCAGTTCTTAATGCCATATCTGATTTTGTTGGTATCAGCCATCGGTAATGATTACCTCCATCTCATAAGTTGTCATATACATCTTCTCATCGTCGATGTATTCCTCGTATTTGCTGTATACAAAGCCGTTGGAGGTCAATGCACTCTCCACGGCTGATTCAAGTGTGAAGTTTTTGTTGTCGCAGTACAGCTCCACGCTGAGCTGGCGGATTTTCTGATAGTTCGCGTCATCCGCCTTGACATCGTTGTCGCCGGTGTAGTAGTAGCAGATAAACGGCGGAGGCGGCGGTGGATTGTTCGGATCATCAGCCAGGAACTGGTAATAGGCGGTCGGTATGTAGGCAGCAGGTTTGCTTCCCTTTGCCGGCGTCATCACGATCCCGGAGATGATTTGAAATACTTCTTTATGGGTCATACAGCTTTTTCCACCGCCTTCTCAAATTCTTTGATCAGTTTTTCCTCAACCGGAGCAATGTGTGCCCGGCCGGGAACTCTCCCGCCTCCGCGCATCGCATGACCATGCTCAAGCAGGTGAGGAAGACCGGGAAGGTCTTTGTTGTAGATCGTCCCCTGTGAGGAAAGCCGTTTGCTCTCGAACTTAGATGTCCAGCCCTTGGCATAAGCACCAGAGCCGCCAAACTGTCCGGAAGCACGTTTTACCTCGCTCACTCCCGTCCGCGTGAGTTTTCTGTTGAGTGTTTCCACATCAGCTATCAGCCCCTTCTCATAGTCGGAAAGGACCTTGTTTATAGCTTGTGCAAACTTATCAGGTGCTACCGCCATTGCTACCACCTCCGGGAACCGTTGTGGTGACTGTGACGTCCGTACCGTTCTTCCGCTCAACATACAGCTCGATGATGTCCGTGCCGGCTTGATAGGTCCGATATACCGAATAATTCCGCCCGTTGTAACCTACAAGGACCTCGCCATTGTAGTCAGCGAAAAACATCGTTATTCTGTACTCCGGATTCAGTCCGGCACGTCCACCCTCATAGAACTCAGCACGCGAAACAGAGTCAACCTTGCAGAACACATCGCGGCTCGTCCGCGTCTTTACCGCAACACCGTAATCATCATAGGATACAGTGTCAGCGTAAAGTGTTATGATGTCGCTTCTGTCCATTCCGTGTACCCCGTTGCCATGCTGAGCTGCGCCTTCTGCTCATCGTAAGACAGCTTTAGCCGATCATAATCGTCCGGCTGCCCGAAGTTCAGACGGCAGTAGGTGATTATAGCGCGAAGGATGAGCGGGTCGGTGTCATTGTTGTTCGCGATACCGGCAATGCCCATGTCCTTCAGTGCTGCCTTGATCAAGTCAAGTATTTCGTTGTTGTACGCGTCTGTAGATATCCGCAGGGCTGTTTTTACCGCCGGCAGCGTATTGTCAGCTAATGCCATCTGAATTACCCCTTATACTGTAGATATGTGGCCTCAGTAATGGTTCCAAGGCCTACATGGCCCATCTTCACACGGCTATCGCAATACATCTCGACACCCATCTCGCTCACCCTGGAGCAGAAACTAAGGTCTTCCCCGAAGCCAAGGATGGGAGAGAACGGAAGCCCGAACTTTTCTCCCACCCTCCGGATCAGGTCGACCGAAACGAGGCACCCGCCAAAACCGCACCCAGCGATCGGGAAAAGCGAGTCTTGCGGATAATCCTCGTAAGGAATGGCAACAGGAGTAACCCCATCGCCTTCTTCGTCTTGAATGAACCCAAGGTGTTTGTAGATGACAGGCTTGACTGGAGCTTTGCGCTTGAAGTACAGCCCGGAAACAAACTCATGCCCTTCGTCCATGTCCGCCGACAGCTTTGTCAGCAGATCCGGCTCAAAGTCCATGTCTGAATCCAGCCAGAGCACCCGGTCATACTTTTCAGTTACAGCCTGTTTCGCAAGGGTATTGCGAGCATCGTATATAAGCGATGAACAGGAAAAGGCAAATCCTGTCTGCCCAATCCTGTCCATGCTTATCAACGATTTTAAGAAGACGGTGTGCACCATGTCCATGCACGGTAACGCTATTAAAGTTTTCATGTTGCCTCCTTGAAAAACTTCAATTAGAAGGTCACCTTGCAGAACGCATGGTCTGCGACAACGCCGAGGCCGACATACTCACGGCCAACGATCTTCACGAGGTCGCTCTCAGCGAGGCTCAGATCATCGAACTTGATGGTGATTTCGTCACCGTTCGGGAAGTTCGCCTGGGCACCGGCACCGAAGTCGCCAACGATGAGCCAGGTGCTGCCGGTCGTGCCACCAGCGGTGTAGGCAGGCAGGGAGTTGTCGAAGTGGACAGTCAGGCCCTCGAACGGGTCGGCATTGAAGTTGCTGTTGTACACGGCAGCCTTGAACTGAGCCCAGGAGCCCTTGTTCATAACCACGACCGGGTTGGCAGCTTCATCGGACAGAGTGCCGATTGCTTCGGCGATCAGGCCCATGGAGGGCGTGCCGGAGATAACGCCAACGCCAGCGGTGGAAGCAGTGGCGGAAGCGGTGCAAGCGGTGATCTTCGCAAGCAGCTCTTCCTGAGCTTTCTTCGCGATTTTGTAGGTGAGCTCATCGTAGATGTAGTCGAGGAACTCAGCGCCGGTAAGGTCCATAGCCTCGTCAGAGATCTTGATCCATTTCTTGATGGATTCCGGAGTGAGGGTAACCACACCGAACGTGAGGGTCTCATCGGACGGAGCGGAGCTGCCTTCGGTGTGGATCACAGCGTCAGAAGCGGAAAGCTCAAAGCCAACCTTCAGGTTGCCGCGGATGTAGGTCTTGCGGACGAGATCCATCAGGCCCAGTCTCTGCCAGGCGGTGCGGATGCGGCCCTCGACCATTGTGGGGACGGGAACCTGTCCGGAGACATTGGCGGTCAGAAGAGCGGCGCGGCATTCATCGTCACGGCCGGTCTTGATGTAGTTCGCATACGCGACTTCGTATTCCTTGCTGGAACGGATTTCATCGAGTGTCATAGTTTTTCTCTCCTCAGTTTCGATTTTTTCGATTACTTCGCCCTCGCCAACGGCGACAGCGCTGCGGATCTCAGCCCGCTTGGTTTCGGCGGCCTTTCTGGCCTCCAGTTCTTCGTTGATGGAACGTGCCTCAGCTTCAAGAGCATCGAGGTCAGCTTCCGGAGCATCAAGTTCAGCAGCAATAGCCAAGCGGCGCTCCATCAGTTCCTCAACAGTCATGTCTTTGATTTCCATCAAAGCACCTCCGTAAGTATTCTGATTTTCTGTTTCTGTTTCTCTCTTGCTTCGCGCTTCCGGTGCTCCTCCGTAATTTCAGCGATAACTCCCTCACTGTAATTTCGCGCGGATATATCTGTCGCAGCGTTAGCCGGCAAGCTCACTGCGGAGACATCATATAGTTTGGATATCTCGAGAATCGTCCGAAGGACCGTCACAGTCGTGATACCAGTCTCCTCGTCCCTCTCTTCTGTCTGTTCGCGCTTGTCTTTCCCGATACGGAACCCGAACGACATCTTCGTGGTATAACCGCCTTCGATTTCCTCGAACAGCTGGCGGCCGATCTCTGTGCCACCCAGGTTTGCACGAATGTGCAGGCCATGGTCATCTGGATCCAGAGCAAGAGTGCCGTTCCCGGTCCGGGCAAACACACGCCCCTCATGGTCATACTGCATGATCACATCACTCAGCTCTGTTTCCTTGAACGCATCCCGATCAACCTGCTCATACACGACATAGCGATACGTTCCATCGCTGAACGAATAGAGTTCATACGGGTCATTGAATGTCGTAGCGTACCCGGTAACGACCTTCTCCCCTGATTCCTCATCGGCACGGCGTTCAAAGCCCGAAACATCAATGTTCCGGTACTGCCGACCTTCTTCAAGTTTCTCCAGTATCGTTTTCTGTATCATTATCTCGTTCTCCTACGTTGTAGTATTCGCCCCGAATCGGCAGCTGCGAACCAATCGGTTCAGGCAGCGGGGGCAGGTTCCAGATCTCGCGGATCTCGTTCCTGGTCATCAGTCCACGGTCGGCCATCTCAGCCGATACCTGGAGCTTGTCAGCGTTGCTCATGTACTGCAGCCGGTTGGCAGTTGCCACAACCATGTTGCCTTCGGTCTGTTCCCGGAAAGTGAAGAGCATCTTCGTCATCACTTCTCCGAACTGCAGCGCAAACGGCTCAACACAGCCCTCATAGAAAGCGGACCATGTTTCTGCGCTGTATTTGTTCTGCAGGATGTCCTCGCTCACCCCGAAATACTCGAACACATTCGCCTTGATCATCGCCATCTGTTTGTCATCGACAATCCAGGGCTTAGAATCAATCTGTTTGATGTCCGTATAAGTATTCGGGAAGAGAAGCATTGCCGAAGCGTCCGCGTCCTTGGCGAAGTTTTCTCTACTCCACCTACCGGCTTCCTTTTTGAGGTCCTCCGGTTTCGTAAAGTTTCCCACACGGGCCATGAACTTGATGCTGGCCGCGTTCTTCACGCCTTCCTCAATGCCCTGGTTCTGAATGTGGATCAGGTCCATGGTCGGCAACAGGGCGGCGTTTGTTTCCCCAAAGAAGTCCTTTTTGTACTGCATCCTGGTCATTATTCCGCAGTATTCCATTTCAATGGCGGCCTTCTTCCCGCCAGCGAACTCATAGCGGAGGAACGGCTTCCCATCGAACTGAACGATTTCGCATCTGTGAGGCAGGGGAGTATAAATGCCGGAGATCTGACCGTAGTCATCCCAGACCGGCGTGATAAAAACCGTATTGTTGCAGAAAAAGATTGTCGCCGCACGGTACATGAACTGGCTCCAGCTCTGCAGCTCGTTGGGGCCATGCCGGAGTTTGTTCTGCAGCGCCTGTTTTGCCGCTCCGCTCGTTTCAACGTGCAGTTTGGAAATGTGTGTAGCTATGGCATTGATCGCAGACCGTACCAGCTCGCTCTCATACATCCCGCCCGCATACGATGTGAAGTGCGGAGTGTATCCATTCAGCATTTTGAATGTCCCTTGATAATCACCTTTTGGCTCCGGGCGCTTGCCGAAGAGCCAGTCAAATAAAGCCATATAATCACCTCAGTTTTTAAGCTGGTCACCTATCTCGCCATACCATTTTTGCCGCACACACAACGCATCCAACAAAGCGGCACATCCATCTATGTGCAGAGTAGGATTTACTTTTACCAGTTTGCCCCTCCTGCGTTCAACGCTCATTTTCTGTGCAGAATTTAGAAGGTGCATTTTTAAAAGGTCGTTGTCGCCAATATGGAGCTTCCCATCGTCTAAAAGACCTTCCATTTCTTGCATTACCCCGTAAAGGTTGTCGCCCTGAAACACATCGTCCATATGAAACCCATATGTGCGCATATCTACCACGAGGTACTGGGAAGAATACCGGTCATATCCAACCTGCAAGGGAAGAATCTGATACTCTTCCACGAGCTTCACACACCAGTCATACACATCGTGGTAGTCAACGAAGTTGTCCCCAGACGGGGTAAGGAATCCGCGCTGGATGTAAATGTCATAGGGAACACCGTCCCGCTTTGTTGCCTCTTCTATCTTTTCTTCAGGGAGGAAGAAGTGAGCAACGACATACAGTTCCCCATTCTTTTCGACCACCAGCACAACAGCCGTTAAGTCAGTGGTCTGGCTGAGGTCTATGCCAAGGCACGCATACGAGTTGCGGAGTGAATCAAGGGTGATCGGATCTCCTCCGGCCTTCTCGACCACCTGCGCAGACAACCAGGCAGCGGAACTGTTCTGTTTGATGTTGCAGTATTTACAAAGAAACTCAGCCTTCTTGCTCGGGCTGTTCTCAGCTTTCACGATTTCTTCCATCATGAAGCTGGCCCGCACAGAAACGCCGAGGTTCGGGTTTGCTTTTTTAAGTTCGTTGATGTCGTTCCACTTGGTGACATCATCGATCATGTAGATCAGCGGCAGCAGCCGTTTCTCAGCACTGTTGCCCAGGAGGAACCGAGTGGCCCGCGTGAACAGTTCGTCAAAGATGCTGTCGCTCACATAGCCGGCAGTCGTGACACTGAACAGCAAAGGTTCTTCACGCGCTCCAGTTGCGGAGGCCATGACCTCGTACTGCTTCAGGCCCTTCACGCCCTCCCATGCCGCAATCTCATCATTGATACACAGGGAGGGGTTAAAGCCGTCACTTGTCTTTGCGTTGAAGGCTATCTTCTTGACCTTGCTGTTTGTCTCAGGGATGTACAGATCTGTCTGCCGGTGGCGGGCCAGTCCGGAGTCATCGTATATCTTCCGGTGCTGTGTATCCTTCTCCTTTGACAGCTCCTTCAGTTCCTGCCACTCTGGATCCATCTGAATCATCTGCCAAATATTGTCATAGACGATGTCAGCCTGTTCCAGTTTTGGTGCGAGACAATACACGTCAGTCCCGAACCCGCCATTCTGCCGGAACTCATAGTTTCCAACGCTGGCAGCGAGCACGCTCTTGCCGGCCTTCCGGCTGACGATCAGCAGAACCTCCTGGAACTGCCGGAGACCATCCTCGTCCACGATCCCATACATCGCAGAGAGAAAAGCCTTCTGCCACAACTCCAGTTTTATAGGTTGCTGTGCTTTTGGTCCTTTTGTGTGAAAACAATGGGCCTCAATCCACTCGATAGCGGAATTTGCCTTCTTTTGGTCAAAGTAAAACAGCTTTTCCTCAAGCCCGTTGACAAGATAGTCATAAATCAGGTGTATCCAGCGGCCAGCCGTGATAGAACCATCATTAATTTTCTGCCAATAGGTGAGAATCCAGTTTTCTTCAGGCATTTTCTTTCGTTTTGGCATAAATCATCGAAACGCGCGCGAAAATCTGCGGAAATCGAC